AGCCTTTACCTTCGTGATACTCTACTTTTGTGGGATAGCCAAGAACACCGGCAGTAGTACGATCATGATTATCATTGAACCAACCTGACTTTAGGAAGTCAGTAAAATCCAGACCCTTCTGAACAAGAATTTCACCCTGCTTGTCAAGAGCCTCAGTAGAAGCATAGCCACATATTCTACGTGACTGTTCACCCTCTTCTGCCTTTTCAATACAGTCAAATTCAAAGAATAACTGGAAGTCTGATTTGTGTCTCATCACTTACCCTCTTGATTAAGCCCGAAATGAGTACCTATATTATGTAATAGCTTTCTTAAGCGTTCTTTTATAGTGCTTTCAGAAGCTATTGAGCTTATAGCCATCATATTTAGAGTATGAATGTGTCTTATTACATCTTTTTCTAGCTCATTCATATCATCTTCATAGCTACGTTTTCTACTGTCATGTACCTGTTCCAGCTTACCATTTCTTACTCTTTGGTAGTCTGATTTATCCAATTCAATATCAGAGAACCCTTTACTTATCACGTTATCTGAATAATCATCCAAAGAAACTGACATACTATTTTACCCCTCTCTTTACTTTATAATGTATACTCACTGTTTGTCATTTTCTTTTTTCATTGTCTGTGTTTCGATAGTCTCAAGCAACTTATCTCCAACAGCATTTAGCTGCTTATAATATAACAGAATACTGTTTAATACCTGTTCAGCCTGTTCTTTCATCATAGCTTAACTCTCCTTAGCAATCAGCATTAGTGCCATCTGTTTAATATGCTCAGGAACATTCTCCCACGTACCATAAGCTTCAATCAGTTCTTTATACTTCTTCTCAGCAAGCTTCCTCTGATAAGGATTCAACTTGCCAGTATCTTTTTTTGGTTTAGCTACATTTATCTTGCTCACATCTACATCTTTTGTATCTTTCATTGTGGCTTTAGGATTGACAGTCATCTTTTTCTCAGATCGTTTAGGAGCAGGAGCTGGTGTACCTTCTAAAGCAACTTTCTGAGGCTCTGTAAGAGTGAGCTTAGGAGGGCGCAAGACAGGAGCATCGGGGGCATGCTGTTGATACGAGTCGTACAACTCGTCCAGACCACCCCTATTCTCTTTGATCCTATAATCTTTTTCCTCTGGCTGAGGAGCTATCCTACCTTTGCCAAGCTTTTGCCAGAGTACTCTGAGCGTAATCAGCCCACTTTTAATAGAATATCGCAAAGAAGCTCCTACTTCCTTAACTGTATTTGTCCAGTTCATAGGCACTAGGTCTTGTATTACACCTAGTTTTTTAATAGCAGTTTCCTTGCCTGTTTCATCGACCTCTTTAAGCTCCAGGCCCAATTTGTGATACTGATAAGACACATCCTGATAGGTTTTTGAGATATCACCCATGTCAAGCTTGCCTTTCTCATTTAACATCTGCTTGATACCAGCCATAAACGTAGTCATATTGGTTTCTCTGGCAGTAACCCAATCAGAAACCTTTGCTAGTTTATTAGCAACCTTCACAGAAGTTTCACCGTTCTTTATCATCTCATTGTATATCTCAGCAGCAAGAGTTTGATTGTACTCCTCAAGCTGAGACACCATATCCATCATAGTCTTCTGAGTACTAACAGTCTGCATAAGGAATTCAACCGCAGGAGTAGTAGCCTTGAAGCTTTGAATATCTCTAGGCTTGCACCAATAAGTGCGCTGAAAAGTCTTACCTCCTTGAGTGACAGTCTTCTGCACTGGAATAAGACCTACTCTTCCTGCTTTCTCTATAGTGAACTCCATCATTTTCCCCTTTTCACTATCAATTCTCGTGGCTTTACACTTATATCATGTACCAATGATGTATGAATATCTTTAGTAGAGTAATCAAAAAAGTTACGTTTACTTAACTTTATATGAGCTTCAAGTGTAGATATCATTTCAGTATATATTTCAGATTTCCTACGTGATATATCAATCAGACCTTGCACTGTAATAGGAGATAATGTTTTTTCTTTGTGAGACAACTCAGCTAGCTCCAAATCCCATATCTGTAGTCTAGTATCGATATCAAGCTCAGGAGGAGATTGTTTTTCTTTTCTAACTCTTGAATCATGTACATACTCGTACCTATTATTTCGGTACCTCATGTAGTCAGATTTCTCAAACACTGATATGGTATAAGACTTTTTGAGAGGAGATGTATGATCGAAATCCAAGTCAAGTGCAAACTTGTAAGGAGAAGCTCCTACAGCCTCTACTTCTGTATACCCACTGACAGCATCTATCGGTACTTCATCAAATCCACTTCCTGTATGTTCCATGCCTTTGTTTGGCCCAGTGGTATAAATATACTCATTCTTACCTCTATCAACGAAAATGATACTATCTTGATTGAACTTAATACCAAGCTTGATTAGATAACTCCTATCAGCTTTTGGAAGAGCCACTATGTAAGATCGCTCTTCACTACCTTCCCATACACCTTTAGCTGAAATGTACTCTCTACCATCTTTCTTCAATTGATATTCAAGAGCTTTATCACGTTCAGCTATCTGTGCATCAGTAAGCTGCATGTCTTCTTCACTGTTAGTATTCCTACCAGCAGAGATAATTCCGACTGTACCTCTCGTAAAGGCAGTGCGAACGTCTTCTTTAGTAATACGCACCTCTCTACCTGGATTATCTATAGAATGCTTTATACGTTTATCATGTACATGCTCAAGCTTTCCGTTCTTCATTCTGGTGTAGTAGGACTTATCTATTGTCAGTACAATTTTCTCAGTCATCTGAGTTTGTCTCCTTAACTCCACGTTTCACACTACCACCAGTCTCATTCCCACTGCTATCACTACCGAAGCCACCACCTAAACCACTATTCATCAGCTCTTTCTGCATTTCTTGAGCTGCTACTTGATTGCGATGTGCTACATACTGAGGGTTAAGAACCATATCACCGCCTTTATCCGGCCCCAACGGTTCCAACCCTGCTTCAGCTCTTACCTCATCAAGCTGTTTGTAGGCTTCTACCTCTAGCTTACGAATTTCAGCCATCTCTTTTTCTTCTTTTTCATCAAGACCAGTAAAGATGAGCATGTAATCCAATGTATAAGGTTCTATTAGATATTCAGTCAACTGACTCGCCAAATAAGTAAGCAGAGGACGCAAGCCTTTGTCTTTACTGTATTTAAGCCTGCTCTCAGGATTAGCTTCTTGAAGGGAACTACCTGAGCCTGATGATTTAGTCTCAAAATTGATTTCTTCAGGAGAGATTTGGTATACAGCACAAGCGAGTTTTATTAGATATTCAACCCACTTAACAAACTCCATATCTCTGTTAGTGGGTTTCAGATTTAACCACTCAGCTTTATCAGCATTGAGTATTGGAGTCTTCCAGGCATTAGCTACCCCAGCAGCTTGTGCTTGAAATTGTACCCTAAAAGCTTCCATCATATCAGGTGGAATCGCACCATCTTTGGTTACAAGGTTCAGAATGCCTTGCACTCCAAGTCCTTGAGAAAAGAACTTTGTATTATAAGTATCAGAATAGAACAAAGCAGTAACAACTGAAATAAGCTGTTCAAGTTCTGAAAACCCATAACCATACTGATTAATATCACTCACAGGGTTATTGACACAGAAAGCCAGTTCAGCCCATGTGTACTCATTTACTACCTGTCCTTGCACTACCTGACAGTAACCTATGCCCTCGTTCATACTCTCTTCAGAAGCAAGCCGAATAGTAGCAGCATCAACAGCAAATACTTCTGCTGGCTCTTTGGCTCTATTCAGTACTCGCTCAAAACACATCTGATCGAAAACTAAGCGGTCCCTGGCAATTTTCCTCAGAAAATCAGTGAACTTATCGCGTTTCCTACCAGTACGAAATCTATCTGTGTACCCACAATAGGAAATAAAATCTTCAAGCTCACTAGCATATTTCTTTTCTGCTTCGGTCATCTCCTTATTATGCTTGCGTTTATGCACTACTTTAAATCCAATGGGTTTATTAGAAGCAAACTCCATAATATCAGACTGTTCAGCGAAAGAACAAATCTGGCTTAAACGAGTGTTTATAATAGCAGCAATGATTGGATTTTTTCGGGATACTTTTCTCAGAGTGTTGTAAGTAATAGCAGAAGGATTCTCTTTAAACCCCATAGCAGCTTGAGCATTCAGTATATCCAGCAACCATGACTTCTGATCTGTACGTACATTATCACCAAGTGCTTTTTTAATATAATCATCAGCTTTATTCTCAGCTACTACCTCAATCCTCTTACCGAAAACTTTACTGACAGTGTAATCCCAAAAATTCATTGTGATCCCTCACATAGTTGTTGTACTTATCTAATGGTACATGTAGTATAGACTTTTGTAAATCAGGACCATATTATATCCCAGTTATCGGCAAGTATCTTGTACAACATATGAGCTTGCTTTGCTGACAGAGTAAGCTTCTCAGACAAAGAATTAACGTTTATATCCTTTTTACCTACATAATGAATAAGACTCTGAATATCTTCTATATCGTAGTCTTCTATGTCTATATCAACCATTTTTGTATTATCATGAATAAGTGTTTCAGCAAGTTCCACATGTTTTGCTACTTCATTGATATCATATGCATTCTCTACTAACATTGACTCTATAGCAGATTTACCCCAGTACCCTATAAGAGCGTCTACTAACACTTCTGCACCCTCAAAACTAATAGAGTGTTCAAGTCCAGAATCTTCTGTATATCTTAATACTTTCTTTAGTCTATAAGCATCTACACCGCCAGCTCTTTGCACTAAATCAAGCATTACTTTAGAATCCTCCTCGTAAGATGATCCCTCGTGAAAAAACATGCTCTTGGCGTTTATAACTTGTAAAGCTATATCAAATGCTGCTTTAATAGAGAATTTTGTTTCTTTTTTATTTTCATCTGGCGGAATCCTATCAGCTATTACAACAAATTCTTTTTCTGTATCGTAAAGACTACCTACTTCTTTGTGCCTCCAGTTTTTACTCCCCCACCAACAGTAAATAGCTGATTTAGGTATATTTTTCTGGATAACAGCTCCTCCATCAAACTCTTCAGCTACATGTCGCTCTGTAGTCCAACTCTCTAGTGTAGAAGAAGCTGTATAAGCATCACTAACCCCACGATATAGAGTAATAGAGTCATCAGAGCCGTCTACGCCTTGAGGCATGTCTGCATATTTTGCTGTTAATTTACCCCACACCGCCCAAGTATCTTTTATATCTTCAATTTGCCCTGCTAAAACAGACATTGCAACATCAGTTACCTTGTTAACTTTTAGTTCTATAATAGAATCAAAAACAATATCTGCACTAGAGTAGCTATCAATCTTAGAAACATCAGTAACATGCCTAAACAAATAAGAATTTTCATCCAAGCCTGACTCTGCAATTGATTCAAGCAAAGATGACTTCAAAAAACCTATTTTACTTCTAAACTTAACCATAGCTATATCATAATCAGCTTTAGCTTGTTTAATTTGAGCTTCAGCCTTTGCTTTTGTATCACTTAAACCTGTAATTTCCTCCTGTGTAGTGTCATACACACTCTTTATATAATCTTTAATAACACTTTCAAGTTTTGTACCTTGCAGCCACTCAACAGTATCATCGAATTGAACTCTATTACATTGCTGAGTAAAGTATGATGGCCTTTTTGTATTAGTAAACTCAGAAACATACTGCTGTAGAAGCTGAGCACCTACAGAACGTGAGCTGCTCTTCCAACTTTCTGTAAGTTGTGATATTACAGTACTAGACTTAACTACATCATCAGTCACCATAAGGCTACCACTTTTCTGAGACACAGACAACTCAGATATTGACTTGATAACATTGGAAGTTTTTGAGTCATTTAACTCAAGAAAGTAATCAATTAAATATCTTCGTATACCAGAATAGTTACTGGCATCCCAATAACTCATCGAATACAGAGCATATAAAGCATCTTTGTTATTGTCATATAAATTTGAAATTGAAACATCTAGCTGATTCTTGAGTAAGTCTAGCCTAGAGCTTTGTTCTTCAGTGAACTTAACGTTTGTATTTAATATACTTTTAAGCTTACTGACTTCTTGAGCTTTGCTTTCCAATTGGGAATAAAGTGTTTGTATGTCTCTATAGTTAGTGTAAGATTCGTATGTGTCATTTTTAGCGAAAGGTTCAGTCTCTATCACAAAGCTATCACTTACCTTTTTGGCTTTAAACTCCTGAGTAATAAAATTATTAAACTTTGTATAATGCTGAAACACTGATACATCATCCAAAGTCTGTAAAGATGGAGTTTCTAATACAACCCTCTTGATGCCTTGTCTGTAAAGCCAAG